GTGTAGTTGACATCAAAACTAATAGGGATCACTTGATTACTGCCTCCAGCTAACCTTACTTCCATATTTACAACAAACGCAGGAGCAGCATTAAGATTGGCCACGTAGTCAACATTCAAGGTTTCAATACGGTCGAACCTTGAATCCTGGCTGATCTGGTTGGTCAACGAGCTGATGATAGAGGTCTTCACTCCATCTATATCATTGTTTTTACTACCTATTACGTTTACTAAACCAAATCCTTGGTGCCTTATTAACTCACCGAGCTCTGTGACAATCTTTAGGCGAATCGCTTGAACGTCGTTTTGAAGCCCATAGCTTAAACTCAAATCGTGGTTAGAAGTAAAAACTAGGTCATCTGTCTCAGAGAGGAGAAGGTCGATTCCAGCTCTCTTTTCGTCTTCTGGGCTTTTTGCCAAAAACCAAGGAATGGTCTCTTGGCGGTTGTTAGGAAGAGGTTGAGTAGAGGGGATCAATATGAATAAGCTACTGTTAACAGTGTGAGGCGCATAAACCCTAACATATGCATTATCTGCAATAGTGTATATGCTAAGATTACTGCTGCCATTTAAGGTTATAACTAAGTCACCAGATACGGGTATTTGATGAATGTTTGTAATGCTGCGTTGATCAGGAAAGGGCGATGAGGTAGATTGTAGGAAGATAGTTTGGTTTACATAGAACTTTTCACTATTATCATTTCCGTTACTATCTGTGCCCGCGATGTTAATTTGAAGACCAGAGCCGTTAGCTTCTAGCGGCACAGCTTGCCCCACTTCATCGATGTAGGGAGGTTGTAGACCGTTAGCGATAGCTATATCTAACCATCTGTTTGGATCACCAAGGTATCTATAAGCAAGAGACTCTAACGTGTCGCCATAGTTGAATCTAACCAATTGTCCTGATGAATAGCTACCAATAGCTACGTCTGGGTTATTAGCGTTAGCGATTGCAAGGGCAAATGGATCTACTGCGGTATCCACCGCAAATAGGTTTGCTAGTATGAAGTCAATGGATTGTATTGAACTCTCTAATGTTAATAAGTATTGTATATCTGAGATTGCTGGCTTCTTTTGAGCTGCAGCTGCACTTCTATTCATAGTGCTATTGTAAGTAGGATCAGTTAACCCTAAAACATCTGCTTGAGTATCTCTGTAACTAATAATGTTATTTTGAAGTTGTAAGAAATCGTTCTTAGTATAGTTTTGTACAGTGTTGATTGTATTAGTTAACAATAAGTTTTCTTGATTACTTAAGTTAATAGACTTAATAGTGATATTGTCGAATACTGTGTAAAATCTGTACAGCGTGCTTAAGTCCGCTAACGGATTGAGGACTGCTGAGTTATTTCTTTCGATGTTGATGAAGTTTGTGAAATCTGCTAGCTGCTGCTTAAATAAATCCGGGAAGGTATAACTAGTTATCTGGTTTATTAAGTTAGGAAGTAGTTGATTCCAGGTATCTCTAAAATAAGGCCATCTAAGCGCAATAATAGCAGGCACATCTGTCAAAAGTAGTTGGTCGCCGGATTGTAGTTTAAACCACAAATTAACGTTTGCAATACTCTGATAAGCTTGTGCTGCAGTTGCCATATTATCTACCTAGTAAACTGGAACCGTTCAGTACAGATCCAACGACCGCTTTTGCGCTGCTAGATACACTCTTGATGCTAGAGAGTAAAGAGGACGATTTAACTCCGTCGAGCCCGAGATCCGCCATGCGCGCCTGTAAATCTTCAGAGGCTGTTAAGCTACCCGATGTTCTAAGGTTATACCCTCTCATAGTTATAGAGTAGTAATATAACATTGGATTCTCAGCTGACTTTCTTAGTGTAAAGCTTCTAATAGCTACATCATATTCATTTTGATCTTTGTAGTTAAAGAAAGTTAAAGGATGGTGTGTGAATGGAGTATTGTTAGGTTGATTGCTATTTAGTTGTAGACCTGCTGCATCGCGCTTATACTGTTTTAAGAATCTATAAAGATTATGAAACGCCATATATCCGGTTTGGTCTGTATATAAAGCTGTTTCTAGTGGTTTTGGTCCAGTTCCGCCGAATAGTTGTGACACACCGCCAATAGCCTTTTGCGCTTGGTTTAAAATGTTTGTTACTTGACCGATTGTGTTAGAGAAGAATCCACCTGCTATGTTTGCTCTAATAGGATATTGAGCTCTACCTGGTTGTTTAAGAGCTTGATAAGCTACATCTGCATCATCAGAATTTATGGGAGATACAAACTTAGGCGCCATACCCGTGGTGCCTTCAATTGTGATATCGTAATACCTAATGTCAGAGTGCTCTTCAACCGTTCCATATAAAGTAGGAATTACATTGGTGGCAAAATTTGTAACAATGTTAATATTACTTGGATTGATAGGAAGAAACATAGTAAATTTTTTACCGTTTCTCTTATAGACCCTAAATCCATAAGGTTTAGATGAAAACCAATTTGCGGGATTGACTTCATACGTCTTAGTTCCTAAATCATCGCTGCCAGTTATTAAGCTGTTTGATGGACTTTGCGCCGTTTGCTTAGGGTTCGGTGAGCTTAACGCATCTGATATCGAAGAGAAGATTGACATAAGTTTATTATAACTTATTAGGACTTAATTACAGGCCGCCCTTGATCTGATTAATCTTTGCCTTGATCTTTTCGACATCCGGCCAGTCTTCCACTGTGTTTAGGGCAGTGCAGGGACCTACTGGAGATATAGGTAGTATTTTTCCTATGGCATCTATCAGTTGAGTTATCTGATCTAGTAATTCTATGTCTGCATGTCCAATAGCAATCTTTGGAGAGTCGAATTTTGCCGTAGCGCTAGCAATCAGGTGGTAATTTGTAGTGTTTTCATCTATGGAGTCAGACGAATTAATAGTGAGCGCTTTACTGGTTAAAATAACAGCTTGACTACTCTTGGTCATTACCAAGGATATTTGGCCAGAATTCACAGTCACAGTTCCTGCGGCCTTATCGATGTGTAAAAACTGTGGATCGCTAGTAGCATTGTCGCTCACTATGAAGCCACCAGTCTTATCGAATTTCATGTACGAACTACCTACGGTGGTGTTGTATTGAGGCGCCGGTATACGACTAGAAGGGGTGCTGCTCAGTACGCTGATGTTTGTAGGTAGGGCTTTAAAGGTTAGCGTCCATTCGCCGGCGTTATTGATGTTGGTGTGAATACCATTAAACTCTGAATCATATTGAGGCCCATCGGATGCTTGAATAGATGTTTGACGAGCGGCGTGTGTTAAACCACCTAATATAACTCCTTCTCTTCCTTGACCATTCAATTGACCAACTAATACTGCATCTCCAGCTTTAGCCTCAAAGGAGGTTACAGGATCTGGAGCATCAGTAGTCTTATATCCTTGATAGATGTAATCTTCGTAGTTATAAACTCCACCAAAACGCCTCATAAGGCGACAGTTCATATTGATCTTCTTGGCGTTACTTTGAATCTCTACTAGATATCTAAGTTCGCCGGTATCAGCGTCATTGAATGCGCTTTTGACAATACCAATACGAATCAAACCGTCCAACTTATTTAAGGTTGCAGTATTGCTTGGATCAGTCCAAATTGAGCTATCTTTAACTATACTATCGCTCATTGTCCACGTACCTTGTTAGGATCTGGGTCGCTAGGATCCGATGTGCTAACCGTGTTAACTGTGTTTTTATATTTTTGATTCTGTAGATCGGATGCAAGTTCATCTAATGAACCACTTCCTACTAGTGTATAGTTACCATTTGCCTTGTTGACTACTAAGCCTCTTACAAACTGAATTGTAGTTATATAGGTTCGTCCACCATCGCCGCTCACAGTAAAAGTATGGTTTACATTTTCTACGTGCGCTAATACGTAGTTAGTGTTAGTATTAGTGTTTGCGCCCTGGTTCAAGTTCATTGTGGGATTAATTAAACCTGCTTCAAATAAAATGTTATTCCCTACGCCAATGTACTCAGTAGTGCCTCTCATTACGAGGGTTCCATTTAAAAGCCTATGCGTATCAAAGAACCATTCTTTTAAAAGCTCTACCCAGCTAGTTAACATGTCAGCGTTGTACTGTGCAGAGGACGCTGATGAAGTCGTAGAGATATCGACAGGAAATTGTTTTGTTCCCACGATCATGGGTCTGAAGCCTTCTCTATTGAACGCTGCTGTGTCTGATCCCTGTGATTTCTGTGCTGTCCAACCGTTCAATATCTCGAAGTCTTGAAACAAAGGTCTAATTTCAACAAAGTTATATTTGTCTCTCCAGTTAGTTCCAATGTTAACAGAAGTCACTTTAACGTTATCTATAACGTGGGTCTTTAATAAAGTGAAAGGAGATTTAAGCTTATTAGCAGCAGCAGAACTCTGCAGGTCCGTGCGGTAAGAGAAAGGTTTTATTCTATTGAATATAGTTAATGAGGGCCCTACTGTACCACTGTTATTAGTTTCCCAGTCAATCTCGTTGTACATTTCATTCAGAGCTGGATTGCTATTATCCATCATGATCTGCCAAAATGTATTAGTTCCTTGAAGTGAGAATGGATCTATGAAGCCGTAAGCCTCATTAGTATCTGCATACTGATCCTGAGCAACTAACTTACCTACTTGAAGAGTTAATAGGTCAGAGAGTTTGGTAGAGGGATTTATATTTCCATCTCCATCTACAAAGTTAAAATATTGTGCCATCTTGGTAGGGATAAGGAAATCGTATATAGATTTATTTATTCGATTGATGGCACCACTAGCTTTATCTAACTCTGGAGAAGAACTTCCAAATATACCTAATAAAGCTACTAAATTATCGACTACTTTAAAACTTTGAGGAGTGTTGCCATCGCCAAACAGTTGTTTCTGTAATGCAATAGCTATTGCATTACCTTGATTGGTAGGAGTGTTAGCAGCTGAGATTAGATTGTCAATGTATAGAACATTATTAAATATATAACCCCAATCAGTTCCCGTCATTGTGTAAGTGGTATGTCTTGCGCCTTCTTCATCAATTTGAATATCTGCTCTAACGCTTTCAATCTTGCCTATCATTTTAACAAACTTAGGATCAGCTTTAGCTAGTTGAGTTGGAGAGATTGGGTTATTAGACATTAAGATAGCACACCAACTACCTGCAGTAATTTGGGAAACCCAATCTCTGGTAGGTGCTAAGTTTACAGTGAATGAACCGGCTGGTGAACTCTTACTTTTAGATGTTTGAATAGATTGAAGAGACAATGTGCTCAATATAGTTTCATTGATATCATTGATAGTCCCAGCATTCGTTGGATCTGAACCAAGTCTATTGTCGTAGTTCCATATGATTATAGCCGCATGCGGAGTTACAATCCTAAAATTATTTGTTTGATTTAGCGCCATAGATTAAGGTCCAGGTGCCTTTGTTTTTTCTCTGTTATCGACAGTGCCTCTAGGTACGTTTGCTCTATCTAAAACTTTATTTAAAACGCTATCTAATCTGCCGATCGTAACGTTTAAATTTCCTAAATCTATACCACCTCTATTTTTATCTTGGGCGGCGGCATGACCAGCGGCATCTCCAGCACTTTTCTCAATGTTAGGTATTTGTTTCGCCAATTGATCAAAGGCAACTTCTAATCTTTTAATAGCTCCACTAGCGCCACTGACTTTATCTAAAGCATCTGCTGCAGTATTTGCGCTAGTCGACAATCTTCCGAATCCTTCTGTGCGCATCTTGTCTAGACCAGAAAGCATAGATTTATCATCTGTCATGGTCAATGCTTTATTACCCGTTGCGCTGTTGGGATCAATTTGTGCCTTAACGCCCTTAAGAATGTTGTACTGTTGTTCTCCAGTGGCTCTAGTCGGCGACAATCTTCCTATATCTGCAAGGTTTGTTTGTTCTTCGTCAGTGAGTTCGGCGAATGATTTGGTGCTGTTAACGCTCTTTAATAAGTTACCAGCGTTTCCAATAGCGAGACCTGTTCCAGCGGCTTCTATCATCTTCATCTGTCTATCGTTTAAGTATTGCGTTAATGTGCCACTAATGTCTTTATTAGGAGAGTTTACTCCTAAGTTTCTCATTGCTCCCCTTTTTTCCTTGTCAGTCCCCATCTGACTAATGGACATCAAAGTTTCTGTATCAATTGTTTCTGCCGCTACTGCTTGTGCTCCACCTACACCAAGGGTGCGTTGGGCTCTTGCGATTGAAACCATGCCTGCGTAACTTGTGCTAATGTTAGTACCAATGCCGCGTGCCGCATCCTGTAAAGAGGCGTTTCTTTCTAATGTTGCTTCCTTATTAGGCGTATCTTTTGTAATACCCGTAGTGAGCAATGTTGCAGCAGCAGCAGTCGTATCGATACCTAAAGAGCGACCAGCAGACGACGCTGCCATCTGAGCAGTATGGTCAACTACGGCGTTGAGCGCCTTAGATGAGTCTAATCCTTTTGTAAGAGCAACTTCCATTACTCCAGCTAATGATGCTTGAGGATTATTAGATCCGGCAGACGCAAGTGAAGACATGCGCTGCATGTTCTCTTGCATTGTTCCGAGTCCACGCGATTCCGCTCCACGTGCAGCAAAAATTTGATCTTGATTGAACATTGAGCCCATGTTGGCAACGCCCATTTGAGCCATCTGATTGTATTGCTCTGGACTAATTCTAGCTCCAGTCATTTTATCTAGGTTTCCACGCGTGATAGAGTTCTTTAAGAAACCTTCACCAGCTCCACCCATGCCTATAGCAGCTACTCCAGCTCCTACTGAAAAATCTCTAAAACCTTGAATCTGCTCTGCGTTTGTTTCATTAACTACTCGGGATAATTCAATAGCTGCATTCCTACCCGCTACATCTGATTGTTCTTGTGTGACGTGCCTTAAAACATCGGAGGTAGCAATATAGGCATTTGTTCCCCCGCCAATAACGTTAGATAAACCTTCGCCTACTTTACCGCTCATTGCTGTACTAATACCAGAAATTAGGTTTACAGCTCCACCGCCTGTTTGGGCTAACAAAGCATTTTCCGCACTATCCCCTAAACCTGTTCCAAATTTATCGGCTCCTGCAAAATGCGATAGCTGCATCAATGATGCTATGTCTCCACCTACAGCTGCTTTATAAGTTTGATACTTTTGATTCTCAAAATTTGCATAACCTGTAGCGTTATTAACTTGCGCTAAATGTTGATTTACGCCTACTTGCATTGCTGCACCACTAAACGCACTAAATGCAGTACTAGCGACAGCTAAACCAGTCATCGTTGCGTTGCTAAATCCTTTATTAGTAGTGCCAGCTTTTTGAGCTTTGTCTAAATTTTCTGCTGCTTCTAATGCCTTCTTCTGCAAATCATCTAGGTTTGTGGCTCCTGCGCGCGCTGCCTCCTTAAGTTCCTTCATTGCGTTAACTAATTCTTTGGCTTCTTGCCCATCCATTCCTTGAGCTTCATGACTCTTAAGTGCAAGTCTTGACATCTGTGACTCAGGATCTAGCCCTTGCTGCTTTTGAATTCTCATTGCGGCATTTATAGGTGCTAATTCTTTTAATTTATTTTGAAGTTGAGCATCTACATCTCTAAGTTCATTCTGCGCACTAGTGTTTACACCTCTTTTAGAAAAAATACTTCCGGCGGCTGTAGTCGCTCGTCCACGAAGAGAATTTATGCTATCTTGGATTGTTTGACTTCTACTTTGCAGATCTGTATAAGGAGCGTTAAGGTGAGCTGCTGATGCAAGCTGGCCTGATTGAGTAGACGCAATATCTCTAACCTGACCATTTATAGATGTCTCGTTGAATGTGCGTCCAACTTCGTTTATGGCCTGTTGAGTGAAACGGTCAATGCGGGCTTCCGTACTAACTCTGATCCTAGGTTCTGTCCTAGATATGGTTTGGAGGTTATCTTTATGTAATTTTTCAATCGGGCCATAGCCGCGTGACTCTACAGGAATACTATCGTAGATGCTGATACCCTTGTTAGCAACCTTAGCTTTTCTTCTAAGCTCACGCTCTTCGGCAGGAACATTATATGCAGCGCGACCTATGTCGGCAATACGGTCGGACAGACTAGTCCCAATTTCATTAGGATTATTCTGATTGTTGCTATTATTGGGATCCTTAGCCATATAAGGCTATTATAACTTAAAAAGCTTAAAGAAAGTTAACTTCGAAGCGTTCTTATCATTAACCACGGGTTGGTCAACCTTGTTTATCTGATTGCATTTATAGACATTGTTGACTACCCAAGTGGCGCCATTATTGACCCAAGTGCTGGGTACCTCAGACATCTGATCTCTAATATTGTCCTGAAAAGAGCGGCACTCTACCCCATACATACTAATGTGGCCGTTCTCAACTCTGAACTTAATGTTAAAGTTGTTGTCATATCGAAATTTAGAATATGGGTTGTCTGGTAGTTTATTCATTCAAAGTCTTCTTCAATGTCGTTGCCAAATGTCTCACCAAACTGCTGCTTAGCGAGTTTCATCTGCTCTTCCATCCATTTGATATTGTCGGGATCCTTCGTAGGATCTTCTACCTTAGCTGTCTCTAGATTGGCGGCCTTAGCCTTCATGTTAGCTAGGTCTTCTTGCTCCATCTGTTCAGCCCAATCAAGGTCAGCCTGTTCTTTAGCAATCTCTTGGTTAATCTCACCCTGATCATTGCGTTCTTCTTCAGCAAGTCTTCGTTCAACTTTATCGTAGAATTCGTACAGTAAATCTTCTAATGTGTATGATAGTAAAAGAGGATCTTTGAGTGGTCTATTGTATGTTTTAGACCACCAACTCTTTAAGAAAAGCGTTAGCTGCTCGTCGTTGTTTAATTCTGCTCTAGCGTTTCTGGCAGCAATCCGTCTTATGTCGTCTGCGGTGCTGAAGAGCTGTTCTCCACCGGTACTGGTGGATTCGCTAGATCCCTTACCTTCTGTCGCCATTCTGTCTCTGTCCTTTGAAGATTAGTGTAGAGTTCAACTAGGATATTTTCATCTTTGATATTGGAACCGCCGGCACTTTGTTTCCACCATTCAGGTCCATCTGTTATTTTTGCTCTAAGATTTGCAAAGATAACAGCAATACCCGCTAGACCTTCTGTAGGACTTGAATAGTTCCCAAGAAGTCTAGTCTTTTCAAGCTCCATAGCGTGCTTTTGACCCATGTTCAAAACGCAGCGAACTGTGAACTGACCGTCGTATCTTTTGAATGTGGTTTCGCCTTCAACGTCAACGCTGAAGACTGCTTCATTATTTGGTAATTCCATGTACTAAACCTCGTACTAGCATTATACTACGCACCCAAAGTGCCAGAACTAACATTGCTTAAATTCGTTGGAAGAGGGTTTAAATTGTTAGCGGGAAGCGGACCCGCATTACTTATACCATTATTAGCAATTGCGGCAGCTTGCACAGTGTTATTGTAGTTATTAGCAGGTGGAATAGTAGGTTGCTTCTCATCCATAAATCCAATGGCTCTCCATCTTAGAGTTACATTAGCGAGAGAGTCTACTCTTAAATCTTCGGTACGTGAAGTAATCATTGCCTTATCTGTAGCAAATACAACTTGTTGCGTTGCAGAATCAATAGCTTGAATAGAGATATATGGAGCGAATAAGAATGATAGAACGTCTGCTTGCCATCCTTCAGTTGAGGCACTAACTCCTGGAATGTGAAGTGCAGATATAGTTCCCTCTACAGTTACACGTTGAGGAGCAAGTTCATGTGGAAGATAGTCATCGATAGTATTAATTTCAGTCACTGTAGTGTTGATAGTCCAACTGATGCCGAAAGCGAAGCCAACTAATTTACCGTTTACTTTAAGAGTGATTCTAGGTCCACTTAAAAATTTTGCATTAGGACGAAGAGAGAAGATACCAGCTACGTTACTAGCGGCGTTATTTACTAAATTCTCTGCAAAGCCTGGGCTGTTATCAAAACCTGTATTTGGCATAATTAACTATTCTGTTGTCCTGTACCGGATGGTCTAGCTTGATAAGCATCACCGTCTACGTATAGAGCAGTGAACTCAAACTTGTCTTGACCAGGACCTCGTTTGCTGAGAGCAAAATCTGCTCTAGTAATTCTAACTTGTCTAACTTTCATAACTCCAAGTGGATCGCCATTTGGATTCTTCTGATAAACTTCAATGTCAAATGTAGTTCCTTGAGAGTATGTACTTGGGTCAAGAGCTTCGTTAGCTCTACCGTCAGCACCACCTGCGAAAGGATTTCCAAGAGTAGATGGTAGGTTACCTAAAACTCCGCCACCCCATACTGAGCCCCAGTTACCGACTCCATTACCTGCATCATTAGCAGCAATACCTGGAGGCGCAACTCCACCGATATTCTCATGGGCATTGTGAACATATCTGATGATGCTAAACATGCCGTTTACATTGTAGGACAAAGGTTCTACAGAGACACCTTCGTATACGCCCAGCACGTGGGGAGTTTGGTGTGCTATCTGCACAGAACATTGGAAGTCAGTTAGGAACGCCATAGTCTTGCCATTAAGCTTTAACTTAGCATTTGCTCCTGTTACAAAAAAAGGTCTTACACCGGCCATGGGTTAATTATAAGGTATAAGGGCTTAAGAATAATATGAGAAAAATTACCATGAAAGTCACTGATTTACAACTTGGTGAGATAGTGACACTTAGAGATACACCTATTCAAAAGGTGCTTTTACTGTTAATAAGCTTGAGAATAATTGCTGGCGTTTATATATTAACAGAAGCTGGCCAAACTGCTGAAGTACACTTATTCTAAATAAAAGGGCCAGCATTTCTGCCAGCCCTTTTTGACTTTGTACTGAATTTAGAGATTAGCTAAGATCGACGTCTCCAGATGTTCCTGCTTGGAATGAATCATCGTATGCTAGAATTCCTACGAATGATAAACGATCAACGAGGATACCTCGCTTGTTAATACCAGCTGATTTACGATTGAAACGGCAATCAGTGATGGTGATTACTGCACCACTTGTAGGAGCTCCTGAATTGGTCTCAGCAGGTGAGGTCGTTGCTGGGTTACCAGATTGAATTTTTTGATACACGTTTAAATCCCAAGTTTGAGACACAAGGATATTTCCTGGATTGATCTCATCTGATGCATTACCACCAGTTTTGTAATTTACGTTACCAAGACCGTTACCGTTTACTGCGGCTCCAGCCATGTTGTTCTTGTTAGCGATACCAGTGTAACGAACTACTGAAAGTTCGCCAGCTACTGAGTAGTTAACCGGTTCGTTTGACACCGCTTCGTAACGACCCATTGTCTCGATCGGTACTGTGTCAACTGAGACGTTATAAGAAACGTCTGCTGCGTATGCAAACGTAACACCGCCTGCGGTAATTTTGGCGTTGGCGCCTGTGATAAAACTTGGTAATTTGCCTGCCATTTGAATATCCTTGCTAGTTCGGTTCTAGCTACCTTGAATTTAACTTCGTAACCTAATTATTACGAATTAGATATAATATATCACAACTTAGGTTAACTTATTAGACTTGGCTATGTTCTCAAGAGCAGGCAAATACTGAAGATTCCAGGGTACATGTAGCCCAGACACTATTGAGTTCTTTAAAGGGATAATGTGATCAACGTGATGACCAGGTGGACAGTTGTTATAAATAAGCTTTAAAGCCTCATTATCTACCCACTCAGGAGTAGCCATAAGCTTCTTGGCCCTATGTTTTGCTTCTCTATGTTTTTGAGACGCTAACCATGTTTCTCTATTAACTACTTGATGTCGCTGCTCGTATTCTTTTCTTTTGCCTGGATTAGCTTTAAGATAAGCTTTTCGTTCTTGATTACAGATGTCTCGTCTCTTACTATCTCTAGCATATCTATAACACCTACGACAAGTAGGTCCTGAGTACCATTTATCAGTCTCTGCAGTGCTGCAACTAATACAAGTTTTAGTCAAGGCTCCACTGTCCATTTTTAGCAATTTTAACTGGCTGTTTATATTTTTCAGCATGAGCTTTTACTTCTGGTGATCCAGCCTTAAAATGCTTAATAGGAGCAGGTGGTCTGAAATCTCTGTAGGCCTGTTCTTCTGCTGTACCATGAGGAGAACTAGTATAGGCTTTTATACCACGCTGACCAGTATTAGTGTGCTCAACCTTGCGATCAGCAACTTTCTGCTCATGTATCCTAATAGCACGAGCCTCTGGAGTCGTCCACTTTCTTTTTACTAGTTCGTCATTCTTTTTTAACTTAGGTGTAGTAATAGGTGTAACCTTACCAGTTTGCATAAAATTATGTGGATCAGGCATAGGAGCCTTCCATATTTTCTGCTGCGTAGCCTCATCGTGATGATTTGGTCCTATATCTATGGGCAACTTAGGATCAAAGTGTTCATTCATGAGCTGTCTTAGTTTTATAGTAGCAGGATGCTTACTGTTATTTAATACATCGTTATGAACTGAAGCATATTGCTCGCCTTCGTGGCCTATACCAATCCATCCCTTGCGATATGCTTCAGAGAAGTCTTCACCTTCTGGTAACTTAATATGATTAGCGAGCCAAGGCGAATGGTCATCTCTACCTATTAAATGATGTTTGCCAGCAGGGGATATCCAACCTCTAACCTTTTTATATATGTAATCGCTGTTCTCAGGATTATTGGTAATAGACTTTTGCAGCTCTTCTTTAATAGCTATGCAAAGTTCTTGTAGCTGGTCCATATATCAATTCTATCATACTAGAAACTAAAAGGCCCCACACTTTCGTATGAGGCCCTTAAGATCTAATTTGTCAAGGCTTATTAAGCGCTTGAAGAAGCACGTTGCAACGTGATAGTTGCTAATACGAAGTCGATACCTTCGACAAGTTTCACTACAACAGAGATGTTGATAGTGTTACCAACGATTTGAACAACTAGTAGCTTGTATCCGTTAGTAGCATCAGTTGTTGAAACGGTGATACCTTGTGCCAAGTAAGAGGTCAAGATGGCATCGCAGGTTGACTTAACTTCTGCCGCAGAAACAGTGTTCTTAACACCAACATAGATATTCTCTAATTGGTTGCGGAAGTCGTAAGCAAGAACGTCTGCTGCGTATTGAACGTTACCACGGTTGAGAACCCAGTTTGCATCCTGACCGTAAGTAGTGTTATCTACTACTAAGCGGAATCCGCCAGTGTTAGGATGTTCCCAGAAAGTGATACCGTTTTGGATCGCGTTATCATACTGAGTAAGTGGGTTGAAACCTTGAACGATGTTCGCTTCAGGAGTTGACAACAATTGAGCAGTCTGACGAATGCCTGACATGTTGAAATACTTGTGAGTCATCGGTAAACCGATTGGTGAACCACCGCGAGCACCTGCTAGTAAGCAAGCTCCTGCCCAAGGTAGGAACCATTGAACAACGCCCTGAGAGTTAACTTGGTTAATATCTTGAATGACCAATTGCACACGGCTGTTAGCCAAGTTTTGAGCTTGGTTTACGCAGTTAGAATATGTGTCTTTCAATGACAAGTAACCTTGGCTCTCTGAACGATTCTTAGTAGAAGCCATCAAGCTTAAGTAGGTCACTGTAGCTTGTTGAATACCAAGGATAGTGTAGTTAGAGCTTGGATCAGTGATCATGTCCTGAATATCTTGAGTAGCGTTACGAGAGAACAACGGAATCACTGAGTTAACGTGAACGGCTTGTAAAGCAGTCAACGCGTTGGTGATATCAGAGGTTTGTGTTCCACCGAGTAATCCGCCAGCTAAGTAAGTAGTTGCAGATGGATCAGGTAAACCGATAGAAGCAGGAGTTAACAAGCTTACGTTTACTGACGATCCAAAGAATTGCTGTACAGAGTAAGCATCATCTTTGATTTGAGCAGGCATAGACCCGCTAGAACCGTTAGCACTTAAGTTAGTAACTTCATCCATTACACTTGGGTTTAATTGACCGTACAATGCGCTTGGTACTGCTGCACTCCAGTTTCCGCCAGTGCTGCTGTTAATGTAATTAGCAATAGCATTGAGGGTTGGGAAGTTTGCGAGAGCGATTGTGTACTCAATGGCACTGTTGTTAATTAACAACATGTTTGTAGCATTCACTGTAACTACTGGAGCAACTCCACCGTTACGACCAAGTTCAAATACGATGTTACCACCGACTGTCGCTGATTCCTTGATATTAGTGCCGTTGTTATTGATAGTAATAACAGCCATATCTTCGGTTTCAGAAACGTATAAACCAGGTTGAATATTTACTGGAGCAAGTAAGCTTCCGCTAACAAGCTGAAAGTTTAAACCGTGTCCATTGCGCTGAGGGTTAGTTCCCAACGATTGAGCAATGTTTAAAAACGCTGCCATGTCTGAGCCGCCGGATACTGTGAAAGTCATTCCAGAAGGAAGACCTAATGACCAGTTTCCTGAAGTAGTAAGAGCAGTTTGAAACAATGCTCTTGTAACAGTACCGCTAGGCATTGTGAACACGTTGTCAAGCGCAGATGATGCTCCGTTGATACGAAGAGTAAATGATAAGCTGCCGCTTGCGACGATAGTTGCTGGAGAACCAAAGCCGGTTGCAGAAGTACCAGGACTTACGCCCACGTTACCGTGGAATACGCTTGCGCCGGTGTTAGTAGCTGCTGAACCACCTAATACTGAGAAACTACCTGCTGCGCCAAGTTCGTTTGAAGATTGAGCAAATACGTTAGCTGCTGCACTCATAGTAACTGCGCCGTTGAGGGCGATCAAGCTACCGTTTACTGTGCCACCTAATGTATCTGTAATACTTGTTTCAGCGAGGATGTTACCTTGGAAGGTGCCTGAGAAACCAGAGTTGATAGTTGCAGAAGAACCTACGATCCAGTAGATGTTAGCTGCTGTAGCTCCGCCAGTAAGCGTCATTACAGGAACTCCACCAGCACCAGTAGTTAAGGTAGAAGCAGTTTGGATTACGTAAGTACCTGCACCGTTGAAGGTAAGGGTTCCAGTTCCAGAAGCCGCTAAGGTTGCTGCGCCAGTGCTATAAACACCAGGAGTAAGAGTTTGACCATCTAAGGTTGCAGAGATAGGAGTTGCAGTTTCAGTACCTAAGGTAGTGAAAGCAGTTGATGCATCAGATTGAGCTTCTTGAGCAAGTGCGTCATTCAAGTGTGGAGATCCGCTGACGATTGCGTCAAATGGAGCACCAGTTAAATCGAATGGAGCTGAAGAAGTTGTTTGAGCAAATTGAGCTGGAACAGCAACATCTGCGTAAGTGATTTGATTTCCATTAGTTCCATAAACACTTGACTGCAAACTTCCGTAGCTGTTAGCTAGCGCAAGTGTTGCTCGTGTAGAAGCGTTTGTCTTGTAGATGTAAACAGATTGTGCTCCACCTGGGATCGCTCCGTCTGCACCAGGTGCAAACAAGAACGTACAAGCGTCGACAAGCGGTCCAGATCCGTAGATACTACGAATCATTGGAAGCTGATCAGCTTGGAAAACGTTTTGTGAAATGTCAGGAACTGCAGAACCTGGTGCACCCGCGGTTGATTCACCGAAGATGGCAACTAAGCCTGTTGGTCCTACCGGGAAACCGCCGCCAAGGTCTATTAATTCCTTAGAGTAAGCTCCTGGCTTGTAAATTGTAGCGCCGTTAAATTGTACGTTGATTGCCATAGCAATCCTCCTAAGTCAGTTAAAGTCAAAACTAATTATAACATAGTGCTATAGTTAGTTACTTCAGTTTTACGCCGTACTTCCTAAGTGCTTCGTCGTATGTTTGCAGAGTTTCCTTTAGGGAAAGTTGTCTAGCTTGAAAATCCGCCAAAACAATCTCTTTAAGATGTTGAGTAGGAACTTTCTTCTCTCTCATTGCCCACCAAGCATCAAAATCTACCTTTGATGGCTTTGGCGCTTCAGCGGCTTGTTCTTTTAAATTGGTTTTAGCCATAATTGCTCCTTATATAATATTAACGTATCTGGACGCTTAAGTGAGGTCCTCGTCATCAGGGTCAATGAACCTGTGATAATCCTCGTCTGCATCAATTTGTTCACCTACGATACCCTTATTGGTACGTCTATCGACCTTATGATGAGGCACATCTAAGCTGGTAGCTAAGTCCTCAGAATAAGGTTGCCCAATCTTAGGGTAAGTGTTAACATGCTCAAACTCACGAAGCGGTTCGCCATGCCAGAAGTTTTGAGTTGTACATCTAAAGCGTACCCATCTAGTCCAAACGTTGTTTACGCCCTTATCAGCATCTTTGCTATAATCTGAGGCGCTATATGTTTGTAATTTAAGACCAAGTCTGTGAGCCATCTGCTTATGCTTGAATAGGATATAAGAAACTATGTAGTACATCCATAGCACGTAATCGCCGCCCTGTGCCGTGTGGATGCCAACATCTATCATGGTGGTAAAGACAGCAGTGCCTAGCTCAAAGTCTTCCTCTACGGCTCCTAGATCATCTAATGCGGCCTTAGATTCGTCCTCTGTCTCGCTGGCGAGATGGATACTAATGCAGGGTATCTTTTGAGCATTGAATGACCAAGCTTGAACTACAGGAATCTTAGTCGTACTGAACCATTGCCATATCTTCTCTCTATAGTCTGAACCATAGTCTTCATTAAGCTCATCTAAAACTAGGTTAGAGAATAGGTCATCAAAGGCAGGTTTGTTCTTACGAAGCTCCTTGATACCGTGGTCTATTAACTTTCTTACAATAATCTCCGGCATTACGAATGGCATTAGAAACCCTCCTCGTAAGACCTAATTATTTGAAACACTATATCTTCCATTGTGGACTCTAAATCTTTGTTAACAGATTGAATCTCTTGAGTGAAGTCTTTCTCTGTGGCAGGCTTGACCCATTTAGTATTGGCATCTTGCTTGCTGGTAGCTGTTCTAAATTGACCCTTAGATCCGCCTGGCGTAATCTTCTGTGCCTGCGTTCTTGCATTCTCAACACGTTGAGCGCTTACTTGCTTATAGGCATCGTATATGTTGGTAGATACCTTTGGTCTCTCTGTGGTGCTAGGTGAACCGATTGGAATAACCTTATAAACACCTGAACCATCTTTGATAGGCTTAGCATTCTTCAACAAGTTAGATAGCATTGGATACGGAGGATCTGAGAACTCCATGTTTCCTGAATCTGTGATAAGCTGCATGTTGATGTTGTCGTATTGGAGCTCATTGATAAAATCTGCAGAGCGCTTTTGAACACCGGCTTCAATAGCTAATTGCATAGCAGCATCAACCTGACGTTGGAATGCCATGTTGATATCGTGAGAAGCTTTGTTTACTATATTCTCAACAATGCTAGAATCTAATCCCTTATTTCTAAGAGTTACTCTAAGCTTGTCGAGTTCGAAGAAGATATTAGGCATCTTTACTCGCCTTCGTTATAACCTTGGCACGCATATCTTTTAAGAAATTCTCTTTCTCCATGTCCTGCCAGTCTTGAGCAAAGGAGATAACGATCTTACCGTTTGGAGAGATCTCGATACGTGGTTTAGTGAGATAAGAGTAATACTGATCGTGAATTTTAGTATCGTTGGCTGGGTTTGCACTGAATGCTTCTACTTTAGAAGGACCTCTATCAACGTTTTCAATCTTACTTTGAAGTTCACGGAGCTTGCTCTCAAGTTCATCCATGTCCTTACCAACTGCTTGTGCTAGTTGATTATGCTTGCCAGTTACTTCATGAGCAACGCTTTCAAGCTTGTCGAATAACTTCATGATTCTAGACTCAACCTGTTGTAAGTCCACAGCCATACCGTTACGCAACTGTTCGCGTATGGTTTCCATCTCTTCATAGATATTTCCAATATTGTGGCGCTTATAGTGATCCATCAGCTCATTTAATCCGCCGTGGATTGCATCATCGCTCAATACATTGTCATCTAATAGGTTTAATTCTTTTTCGTCTTCTGGTAAGTACCACTCGAAGACGCTCATCAAAGCTGCAGTAAGTTCAGGAAGTGATTTGTTAGTAAATTGGTATACGGTCTTATGCCCGTCGTTTACGCGCCCAGAGTACACATCGCTCATATGACGTCTAATACTTAATGTATAGGTATCGATCAATACATCTTTAAAGTCTTCATCCTGCATGCCGTCAACTACACGTCTTAGGGTACGGAACATTCCGTTACCTACTAAGTGTAATGCCTCTCCGTGTGAAACTTCAAACACGGCATCAGCCTTCTGACGAATGATGTTCTTCTCTAACTTCTCTAAAGAGACCATTCCCTTAAGGGACTTACCAAAACGAGTAGATACGAAATGCTTTATAGGTTCATAGCAGCAATCACGAAGCTGACCCCAAGGTATCTTATCCATCTCATACCAGGTCCAGTCAGTCATGGTTTCATGTCCGCCATCGCCTTTAGTATTCTTAGGTTTGCCAGTAGCAATTTCACCTAGATAAACTACGGTATTATTCTTGTTGGTTTTACCTCTCCAGATCTCTGTAGAGATACGTACCTGACAACCTGTCTCTTCACCCGCTTCACGGATGGCACCAGTTTCAAACGCCTCATCAGCATGACAGTGACCGCCTGGGAATGCAAGTCCGCCCTTGTTGTGAGTAGCTAGTAAAATTCTATTGTGTTGGTCCATTACAAGCACTGCGGCACAGTTGTTAGTGCGATGCTTGTCTTTCTTCTCAAGATACTCTTCAAAAGACTTCTTCAGCTCTTTCTTAGACTTCTTTCTCTTGATACGATCTTCTTTAACTTTTTCTTTAGCCTTGGCATGGTGCTTTTCGCCCCACGTCCCGCCTCTGTCGTTGTCCTTAGACTCCGGAGCATCCTTACCAGGATCTGTATACTTGGCGGCTACGGATTTTGGAGGACGACCTCTCGGTCCATCCTTCACGGCTCCGTGCGCTATTGCCATCATCATTCTGTATTGACGTCTTGAAACTGCAGCAGGCATACGCTATCGCAACTCCCATCCATTGCTAGGGTTATTATAACTTAAGTTAGCGGTTAACGTCATCTTTTAACTATACTTTCACCTTGATTAGGTAAGAAGTCTCTTTTTACTAGAATCTGTTGAGGAAGGCGTCTGGCGACCTTCTGCCCGTTAGCATTCATCTCTTGAGTAACTCTAAGCTCTCTTAAAGACTGAATCACCTGATATACAGGATTAGCATAGAAGGACCATGTAAGAACTTCACCGTGCTGACTTTGATAGTTGTACATAGGCTGCTTTCCATCTACCCACACTATGAGGCCCTCTGCGTCGATGTTGAAATCAACTCCTTGGGTATATATCTTCTCTGTCTGCCCGTTATTTAAAATCGAAGCGGCGCGATCTACCTTCTCGATAGGGTATCTAAGTTCTTGCGTATTGCCGGGTCTTGGCTCATACTCCTTAAGTTCCCATAGGCGTACTGTAAAGTCAGGGATCACAAGTTTGTCGAACATATTAAAATCTGCTTCTGTACCGTCTGGATATTCGGTTGGAAAGGTTATTACAGCAGTACCGATTTCCCACACACCGTGAGCTTCAAAGGTTTTCTGCATTGAGTTGCCTGTAAATGTTCCCCAGATCTCTTTTGGATCGTAGTGGATGAAACCATTAGTATCGCAGAACGGACAGTCGGGTACGTGAGCATTATTGTCTACAGTTAGGATGTTAGGACATGGAGCCGCTTTAGAGTGAATGAAGCGAATTCCACGTTGACTTAGTAAGTCATCGAAACTTTGACCTTTGATGCTAAAATCTGGGTTATAAAGAGGCATCTCACTAGGTGTGGAAGCCGGACTTCTAGTTGGATATACTTGCTTTGGTTTATCTTCAGCCATAACTTAATTATACCACTAGAACATACAGAGAACCTCCTAATCCCAGGCATTGTAGAATTAGATTACAGGGAATCCGATTCTATGGATGAGATATCGATACTAGAGCGGATTGTCGCTGAAGAAGGTAGCTGTTGCTGGGCAACGCCTGCCATCTGTGCCATCTGTCCACTAGGTAAGCTAATACGATATGAAAGTGGAAGATATCTGAGCTGTATAGAAGCTTTAAACATAGAAGGACTCAGTGAAGAAGAAGCTGATGCAAGGTATAAAGAGGCCGCAACCCGTAAACTTGCAGACCTCATGATCAATAAGATTATAGAGGCCGACTAATGGCACTCAAAGAGCAAGAGAAGAATGTACTGGAAGAGATCGTAACCTTGAACGGTACATGCATGCTAAAAGCTAGGTGCGACAAGTGCCCGTTCAGAGTGATGTGCTTACCAGAGTGGGTTTACCCGAATCCTCCAAGTCAGGAACAAAGACTTAAGATGGCCCAAGACGTGTTAACGCACCACGGGCTACTGGACGAAGATACGGATATAGAAGAATTTAAATGGGACAAAAATTAAATACAAAGCCTGTAGATAGAGTGGCTCAAGATGCAGCCAAAGTGAAACTTTATATGTTTATGATGAAGTTGCTTTACGGTTTACCGAACGCTTTTTGAAGAGCTGCCAACGATGCCGGATCTAATAGTAGTTGATCTGGTCTTCCAAATTGATTTAGTGACGCTCGTAAGATTCTGTCTTCCCATGGATCTATAGCGGCTTGTGCTGATTTAATATTCAGCTTACCTAACAACTTGCAAAGCTTTTCTTGTACTTTATAGTCATCCATTGTCATTATTTCAGATTCTCTCATCTCTTTTATATGTTCTTTGAGGTACTCTTCGTACTCTTCCATCATCACGGGTTTCTATCTATCCAAATAAAATATGCTACGATACCTATTATAATAAGACCGTACAGAGACAAGAATGAGTGTGCAACTATTAGATCAGCGCCAGTCATAAAACCTTATTTAAATCCTCGGCACTCTTGAAATTTAGCTTGCGTAGAAAGCCGATCAATACATCTACAGAGTGAGTCTTTGTTATCGTCGTAAAGTATGGGTGACCTTCATCGTACAGTAGGTAAAGTATTCTTCTCTGCATCTAATGATTATACACTAGCACGTTTGAGAAGCTCCCCACCCCTCCATAGTTAAAACATAGTTCGATATGGGTTGATGTTAAGTTTTTCTAAGAATTGTCTCAGTACGAATCTGCGCGTCCATGATTCTCCTGGACCGTAACAACCCGGTACGCGTATTATTGCACCATTGAAACTAATATTTATAGCCATGGCGACTCCTGTAGAATTCTTTATAATGATCTGTTAGTGGAGATACTGGATATACCCTATACTCATAAGTCATAAGTGGATACATGTCGAGTTTGCCTAGAAGCATAAGTAGATTGAACCAAACTTTACTTCGTTCATCATCCTTACCTTTTATTATCACTCTTTCCATAAATGGATTATACTACTCGCCAGAACCAGGGAACTCGTCGGCGTATTCAGAGGTCGTGCGATGCGGCGGCTTAGCCCAGTTGCGTCTAGCCTGTACACCCTCTGGCTTCGGGTGCTTGCCCTGTCCAAAGCTGTGAAGCGACCCTTGGGTACCGCGATCTTCTCTGAGCTGTCCATCGGCTGTAGAAGTCGAGTAGCTCTTGAACGGTCTGTTGTTTGGAGTTCCTTCATCCTTCGGCGGGTTGCCATAAGACTTATGTAAGTCCCACTGTCCACCTGAGTTGAATGTTAAGTATTCCATAATAGAATTATATCACTTACTGAGCTTGGCTTTTGGCCGCTTGAAACCGCTGCTGTAACTGTACCAAGGCGTATCTCTGTGCTTATTAATCTTATGAATAAGATACAAAAGCTTATACGTTGGCGTCATACTCTTGAATAAAATATCTGGGCAACCGCACTCTTGATACTTCATGTCTGCACCGGCGGCCGATGAAAGAAAGTAAGCAAATCCCTATGTTTGGCCGGCACGAGGTTCAACTTCAAGAGTAGTGTAAAAAGGGCCGCCCTCGCCTTAGTTGGAGATGAAGTATCAGTGAATGTAAGTTCTCTATGGTAGCTCATGGTTTTGGTCCTGGGCGCATCCGCCTCATAAATACGTTTAAAGACATCTCGTTACTCTTATGTATGTCGAGCAACATCAATAGGTCAAGCAGCCTCTGCTGCGAATGTCTCTTATTCTGCTCATGCCTCAAAGCATTTCTTCCTCTTTCCATCTGTACTATAAACCAAATGAATGCAAATAATACTATAGCTGACGCCACTCCATATAACATCATCAGTAGGGTAACTCCAGCATCGTATGATATATATTCAATCTGTGTAGAAGCATAAGCAAAGCGTACGTGTGTTCATGTACCTCAATAATCTGGTCAGTGCTCTTGCGGTGGACTAAGTGTATAGCAATCATGGTATGAAACTTACAGCCACTATCTTCCCGCTATGCGGTAAGACGTGTTCCAAGGCTAATGTAGTTATCGGTGGGGTTGGCCACTGGTATAGCTTAGCTAAGAAGCGCATGAGTGTATTCTTCGCGCGACGCTGCTTCATCGTACGATCATATTGCTCACGGAAACTATCAGAGGTGGTGGGCACTATATTATTCATTTGGCCAGCAGTGCTCGCTATCGACGACATAGAGACACTCCTTCCCGCCTAGAAGCTTACGCTCGCAGTGGTCGGCATGACAAGTCCAGCCTGAGTGAGACTGAATGCCAGGGTCTACGCCGGTCGGTATGAGTAGCAAAAATAACAAGAGAAACTTCATTGGGCAATTATACTCATCGATGTATCCCGAGCAATACGAGTAGGCGAAACAAGTGTACGTACCTCACGTCGTTACCCAGCTCGTACAATTTGTCGTCATGCAAGAAGCCCGTTTGCATGCGGCTAGTGAAGAGGTCAGGGCGATACTTATTGAGCGGTCGAATGTTCACGGTACGCTCTTGAAGTTGAGCTTCCTCAAGATGTTGGTGAGCACAGGGTAGCCATCTCGGTGGGTGTGATAGGTCAAGAGGTTATCAACCTCGCGCGAGATTTCGCCCTGAAGGTATGAAGCCGTACCAGCTTCAATTCGTTGACCCCAGAGCTTATGGATTTGGCACTGGATTACCTCTTTGACGGCTGGTACGAGGCATAGGGGCATGTCAGGCGCGATACTTACATTAACCGTGTGACCTGTCATTGTGATTGTAACCATTATGCTAACTCCAGCTTGTGAAGGAACCAGAGTAGGTTCAGGTATGGCGAGTCGTGATGGATCGTAATGAAGGATGTCGTGTAGTTATGCTCTTGAGTACCGTTCCAGTTGAGACCGCACTTGGAGCGAGTCATAGTTATAAAGCGGGCGAGTAGTGCGTGCTCGTTGCCGGGTACCTTGGCAGTGAAGCGCCAATCGTGGAAGGGTTGGGCGTTTGGCAAATAACTTGTGCCGTTAGAGATATGAACTGCAGGAGCGTATCTGGCCATAATTTATATTATACTGAAATGCGTACTGGTACCGTGAAGAACCTAATAGGTGTGCGGTCGCATGTGTGGATGTGTGGGATACCAGGAGCGGTGAGGTGTGGGGCAATGCTGAGTTTAAATAAGAATTTAAACAGTGCGCCGGTGGAGCGCTGGCAGACGCAGGGTTTCATTAGTAGAGCACCGTGACGATGTTGAGCTTGTATAGGATGGAGACGAGTGCGTGCCACTGGGGCGTAGACTGGATGACGTGGCCAGCGGCATTCCAGTAGGTAGGGTCGGCTGTGTCGTATACGTAAGCGCGAGCAGATCTCATGATGACCTCAGGAAGATGTTGACGAGTAGCGCAGCGGTGAGCGCTTGTAGTGCGATGGTGAGGGTGAAGGCATGTGGACCGATGAGCACAATGACGAAGGCGAATGATAGGCTGATGTCAAATGGTAATTTGCGAAGTTTCATAATTTATATTATACGAAAACAAGTACTGGTACCTGTTGAACCTATTAGAAAATCATATTCCCACCGAGTTCGCGCCGGGAGTACCCGTCCCGACTCAAGGGATCCCTTGTAATGTAAGGCCAGCGGGCCCTGTTTTGACACAACCATCTCCGAGTCCTGACTCTATAGATTAACATGAAGATAACAATGATTATGGCTTTGGTATTGCTCAGCGCATGCGGTCGTCCTGGTCCCAGCGGAATCGCTGGTCCTGCTGGTCATGATGGAACAAACGGGTCGAATGGTACTGATGGGATTAATGGAACGAATGGCACGAGCTGTGGAGTGAGTGATGTCCCTGCTAATGCCGCTGCTCCTAACGGTGGTAGTCTTATCACCTGCGGGAATACACAGAGTTTGGTATTGAATGGGACTAACGGGTTGAATGGATCTAATGGAACAGACGGCACGAATGGGACGAGCGGAACAGTAGTCGCTCCCATCCAGTTCTGCAGCGGGTCTGGCTCGTATCCCTCGACCTTCCCTGAGGTTGGGTTCTGCATCGGTGGTAATATCTACGCGGTATATAGCGCTAACGGTGGGTTTCTCACTGAGGTATTGCCTGGGACTTGGAGCTCTGATGGGATCAACTCATCATGCACGTTCACAGTAGGTCCTGACTGTAAAGTAACTAGATAGGAGACGATATGTATAGGAATGAAAGTATTGAATTGGTATACTGCATAGCTCGGCTGTTGGGTAAGAACATTGGGCCATGTAAGGCTGTGATGATGGT